GAACTGTTTATCATTTTGTTTTAACTACTGCTGTTGGCGGTGGTACTACAACTACTTTTGTTTTACCAGGAGCTGGTGTATCAAACTTTTTTGGTATGATCCAACTTGTAGGTGGAACAGCAGCTAACCCAGTTGCTGACGTAGCAGGTGATACAATTACTATGGTTAACTCAACAGTAGCAGGAGCTAGACTCTCTCTTACTTGTTTAACTGACGATGGAACAAACTCTACTTGGAAAGCAGATTGTTTAAGTACACCGGTAATGACTATCGCGTAATAATTAATTTAGTGTGGGCTTCGGCCCACACAAATTTAAGGAGATTAAAAATTAGTAAACACTGCAACTTCATCAACAGCAACTAACATTGGAAAAGCAAGTATCTTAACTGTATTTGCTCAAGCTAGTGACGCTGATGCTGAGGTTAAACTTTATAATGAAGCAGATGCTTCTAAAACAGCAAGTAGATTAGTTTTTCATGGTAAGTTTAGCACAGCAGCTAACCACATACATGAATTTAAAATACCAGCAGCAGGTATAGCTATTACTGACGGAATATATGCAGATCTGACTAACGTAGACTTTTTTTATATAATCGGAACTTTTTAGAGGTAGCCAATGGCGAATACTACTTCACAGTCCTACAGTTTTGACCAGGACTTTTCAATCGATGAAATTATAGCTGACGCATACGAGCGTCTAGGTTTAGTAGGCACAGCCGGTCATCAAATTAAAACTGCAAGAAGATCTTTAAACGTTCTTTTTCAAGAATGGGGTAATAGAGGAATACATTTTTGGGAAGTAGGAAATACTAATATTAATTTAGTTGCAGGCTCAACTACAAATGTAGATGCTACTGCTGAAGGTTCTGGTATTTATACTTTTTATAGAAACTCAACAGACGTACCTGGAGGTGGAGAACCACCACAAGCTACAACAGTTCCTACAGCAAATATTTATGGTATCACAGATATTTTAAATGTTTCGTATAGACAAAATTATAATACAACAAATCAATCAGACACAGGATTAACAAAAGTTGCAAGAGATGCATATGCTGCAACAGCAAACAAAGCATCTAATGGAACTCCTTCACAATTTTGGGTACAAAGATTTATTGAAAAAGTTACAATTACAATTTATCCATTACCCAATGCAACTGCAGCATCAAATTTTCTTAGCGTTTATTACGTTAAAAGAATTCAAGATGCAGGGGCTTATACTAACGCAAGTGATACACCTTTTAGATTTATACCATGTATGATTTCAGGATTAGCATATTATTTATCTATGAAGTTTGCACCACAAAGAACACAGGAGATGAAGTTGTTGTACGAGGATGAATTAGCTCGAGCATTATCTGAGGATGGTTCTGCAGCTAGCACATACATTACTCCGAAGACATACTATCCAAATATATAATGGCTAGATTTGCAAAAGGTAGAAGAGCATTAGCGATCTCTGATAGATCAGGCGCAGCTTTTCCATACAATGAAATGGTTAAAGAATGGAATGGTGCTTGGGTACACAATTCTGAGTTTGAAGCTAAACAGCCTCAACTAGAACCTCATCCGGTAGGAGCTGATCCACAAGGTTTATTACACGCAAGACCTGCAAGAGTAGAATTTCCAGTGCAAGATATTTTACCTAACAATCCATTTACTACAACAGGCGGTTCTCAAACTTTAAGTGTATCTTATCTTTCTAATCAAATTAACGAAGGAACATCTTATGTTAGATTTCAGTCGGTTAAAGAAATTGTAGGTGGTGTTGCAATTGCAACTTTAGAATTAGAAACAACTTTAAATGGTGCAATTAATGATACAGTCAACACTTTAACTTTAACTAGTTCTGCAGCATTTCCAAACGCTGGTTTTATTGTAATAGAAAAAGTAGATCAAGATGCAACTAGTGCAAATTTTGGACAATATATTAACGAAACAATTCAATACACAGCCAACAATACAGGCACAGGAGTTTTATCTGGACTAACAAGAGGAACAGCTGCTCCTTTTAGAGGAATTACTTTTTCTAATACTACGGCAACAACTCATGCAAACGGAGCAAAAGTTTTTGGATCTTATTTAGCAACAGCAATTGCAACTACTGTAGAAGTTGGTCCTACATTACCAAATGGAACACAAGCAACAGAAACACAATATAATTCTATAACAGTGCCTTTAGTATCTAACGCTGGAAGCACAGCAACAGGAGGCGGTTTTCAGTGTACAATTGGACCCGTTAATGATAGAGGTTAATTATGTCAGGACTTTCAAGTTATACTTATACTACATTAAAACAAGCAATTTTAGATTATACTGAAGTTGGGTCTACTGTATTTACTACAACTATTTTAGATGGTTTTATAATGGCAGCTCAATTTAGAATTAATTTAGATTGTCCAATGGACTCAGATAGAATTCAATCAGAAGCTCAATTTGCAACAGACTTTAATACAATTACAATGCCCACTAAAACTTTGTTTGTTAGAGGTATCGAAGTATATGACTCAACAGCAAATACTAATGGTCAAGGAGTATGGTTAGAAAGACGTGATCAAACTTTTATATCAGAGTATATAGGTAATTTAACCGGAACATCTGGAGGGGCAGCAGATCAAGATGTTACAGGACTTCCTAAATATTATTCTATGTTTGGTGGTGCAACAACAGGAGCTGATACAGCTACCTCTGGAGCTATATATGTAGCACCTACACCCGATAAAAATTACAAATATATCATTCATTATAATGCAATGCCTACAGGTTTAGGTTCTGGTGGTGATGGTAATTCTAATACATATTTAAGTAATTACTTCCCTCAAGGTCTATTATATGCATGTCTTGTAGAGGCATATGGATTTTTAAAAGGTCCAACTGATATGTTGACATTATACGAACAGAAGTATAAAACTGAACTACAAAAGTTTGCAGCGATGCAAATTGGAAGAAGAAGACGAGACGATTACACAGATGGTACATTAAGAATACCAATCGAGTCAGCGCCTCAGTAATAGGAGATAAAAATTATGGCAATAACATCGGCAATATGTAATTCATTTAAAGTAGAAATTTTACAAGGTGGACACAATTTTAATGACTCAAGTGGAGCACCAACAGGTAACGCATTTAAGTTAGCTTTATTTTCAAGTGACTCAGCTTCATTAAGTAAATCAACAACTGTTTACACAGCACCTTCATCTGCTAATGCAGTTCCAACTAACACACTCGAAGTTAGTCAAAGTCAAACTGATGGCGGCGCGTCAAACACTGGTTACACTGCAGGTGGAACAGCGTTAACATCGTCAGCTGATCCAGTTCTATCAACAGACACAGCATGTGTAAAATTTAATGATGTTAGTTTTACTTCAGCTACATTTACAGCAAGAGGTTGTTTAATTTATAATTCAACAGCAGTTACAGGATTCACAACAAACAGATCAGTATGTGCAATTAATTTTGGCGCAGATAAAACTGTAACAAGTGGAACATTCACAGTTCAATTTCCAGCACAGACAGCAGGAAACGCAATCGTACAGATAGCATAGGAGGGTCACCGTGCCCGACGTTTCATCAGGATGGGGCCGATTAACCTGGGGACAGGCTAATTGGAACGAAGCCACAGTTTTAAAACAAGGTTGGGGTGCAAAGTCTTGGAATGATGGTGAGTGGGGAGATTTATCTGATGAAAATGTTATACTTACCGGTGTATCAGCTCAAAGTGCTGTAGGAAGTTTAGATGTACAAGTACAACCAGGTTGGGGTACTTTATCATGGGGTATAAATGGTTGGGGTTCTGTTGAAGAAGCAACAGAAACTTTACCAGGTTTCAGTTTAACATCTGCAGTAGGAAGTTTAACTGTAGCAGACCAAGCAATGGGTCTTACTGGTTTATCTGCAACAACTGCAGTAGGTTCACTAACTGCAAGCGGAAGCTTATCATTAACTTTATCTGGTTTAAGTTTACAATCTAGCCCTGGTTTATTATCTGTTGACGATCATTCAGTAGGACTATCTGGTTTATCAGCTCAAAGTGCTGTAGGAAGTTTAACTCCAGCAGATGTAATAGGTATTTCTGGTTTATCAGCTCAAACAGCTGTAGGGGAAATAGGAATTTCATCTAACCCTATTTATTTATTAACAGGTGTTTCAGCTACAAGTGCAGCAGGTTCATTAACAGTAGAAAACATAACTCCAGCATTGTTAACTGGTCAGTCAGCTACAAGTGCTGTAGGTGCTCTTACTACAACTCAATTGTCTATAGCTAATTTAGATGGCTTAGGTCAAACAGCCACTACAAGTGTAAATGCTGACAAGCTTATATTAAAATATTATGGAAAAATTGATCCTAAAACTAGTACGGGATATTCAACTAAAACACCAAAAAATACCACAGGATA